CCCTGGTGGTCGGTGGCGGCGGTCGGCGCGATGCGGATGCCCAGCGCGGTGCGGATCTGATCGACGGACAGCTCGGAGCGCTGTTGACGGTTCAAGAGGTCGTCGACCTTGCGCTCGAGGTTGTTCGCCCAGAGCGCCGCGGAGACGGCCAGGCCGACGATGACCACGAACCCGGCGAAGATCGTCCCCAGCGCGGCGAAGATCGTGCTGAGCGCCAGGCGCACCGGCGTCGACTCGGTCAGGGCCCGCACCGGGCCGGGGGTGGTTTCGGCCACAGCTACTCCGCGATGATCGGTTCGAGCGCCGCGAGCGTCGCCGGGCGCAGGTGGTTCTTGTCGAGGTTGAGGTCCCCGACCGTGACCTGATGCAACTGGACCTCGACCTCCTGGTCGAGCATGGCGTTGAGCTCGGTCTGGAAGGCCGCGAACTCCGGGGTGGTGGACGAGATCGAGCCGGAACCGTTGGAGTGGGACCGCACCAGGGCGTCGGTCGTCGTCTGCACGACGGCCTGGTGGCCGCGCAGATGATTGATCGTGCGCGCGATCGCGTAGAGCACGTTGCCCTTGAACTCGAAGCGCTTCTCGACGACCTCCTGGCCGTCGACGATCTTCTTCTCGCCATCGAGGTCGTGGAGCGCCAGCCAGAGGCTGGCGATGGTGCGGTTGGTGAGCTTCATTCGAATCCTATCAGGTCAGGGCGGCGGTGGCCTTCCACGCGCCGTTGTAGACGTAGAGTTTGTTGTTCGTCGTGTCGTAGATGTGGGCGACCTTGCCGCTGATCGCCGTCGGCGTTCCGCTCGGCGTGCCGGCGCAGGTTGGCATGTAGAGGAAGCCGTCGGTCGCGTTCGTCGCCAGGGCGCCAATCGGCCCCACCGAGACGGATCCGGTATTGGTGCAGGTCAGCGCGCTGATCCAGGTAATCGCACTGCCTGCGGTGCCGGCGGCGGCGACTTCAACCTCGAAGCAGCGGGTGGTGGTTCCGTTGCCGTTGCCGAACCGGCAGGACGGGAAGGTCGCGACTCCGTAAACGTCCACTCCGCCGGTAATCAGGACATTGCTGGCGAAGTAGCTCGGACCGCTCGGTCCGGCGAGGATCGTGCAGTTGGGATTCGTCCCGTTCTTGCCGACCATCAACGTGGCCACGCCGCCGCGGTCGAGATTCAACGAACCGCCGAGCGTCAGGCTCCCGCCGTTGCCGACGCCGATCGTCGCGCTGCCGGCGACGACGAGGCTGCCTGCGCCGGTGACACTGGTGGTGAGCGACGTGAACGCGCCGGTCGACGGCGTCCCGCTGCCAATGGTCCCCGGCGCAGCCCAGGTCGAGCCGAGCAACTGCGACACGTTGAGGTTGCCGACGACCGTGGTCGAGGCGACCACGAACGGCGCCGTGCCGGTGCTGACGGTCGAGGTGATCTGACCGGAGGCGCTGATCGTGGTATGCGCGGCGCTGCCCGGGGTTCCGCCGCCGATCGCGCCGGGTGCTGACCATGTGTTTCCGAGCAGCTGCGATGCATTGAGGTTCGCCACGACCGTGGTCGAGGCGACCACGAACGGCGCCGTGCCGGTGCTGACGGTCGAGGTGATCTGACCGTTCGCCCCGATGGTGGTGAACAGTCCGGTGCCGCGGGTCGTCGCGCCGATCGAGGTGGCGTCGATGCCGGCGAAGGTCTGGGTGGCGCTGAACGTCTGCGCCAGATTGACGCCGGCGACGGTGATCGACGCATCCGGCAGGGTGTAGACCCGCGTCGTCGCGGTGGTCAGCCCGTCGACCTCGAAGCGGGCGACCTTGGTCGCGTCCGACGAGCCGACGATGTTGAAGACGTTGTCGGGGATCGCGAATCCGAGCGCCCCGAGCGCCAGTAGCTTCGCGAGGATCTGCGCGCCCGAGAGCCCATGGCCCGACTGGCCGCCGGCGACGTTGGCACCCATGGCTCAGGTCCCCACGTCGCGACGGATGAGGGTCAGCGGCGAGTTGCTCACCAGCGACACGGTCTTCAGCACATTGCCGCCGACGTCGCCGGTCAGCTCGTAGGCGAGCTCGAGGGAGTCGGCCGGCGAGGCGCCTTCCGTCAGGGTGAAGAAGGTCGCGTCCTCGGGAACCTTGACCGTGATCAGGCCCGACCCGGCGGTGACCACGTAGGCGCTCGCCGGCGTCGTCGTGCCGTTGACGGCGTCGACCTTCGGCGGCGTCGTCGTCATGTCGGTCTTCGAGCGCACCCCGAACGTGATGTTCGTGTAGGTGGTCATGTCGACCGCGGCGCCGTTCTCGTCCACGAACGACCACGACAACTCGCGGTAGCGCTTGTTGACCATGTCGGTGATCGGCGTCACCTGGCCGATGGTGCCCGAGCCGCTCAGGCCGACGATCGGCCGGTTCACCGAGGCGGCGATCGCGTCGAGGTCGGCGTTCTCGAGCTCGTCGTTCAGCGGCACTAGGTCGACGGTGTCGGTGCCGGCGGCGGCGACGATGTCGAGCCCGTACATCCCGGCCGTCGACGGCAGGTTGTAGGTCCAGGCGTAGTACCCGCTCGCCAGCTCGGTGATGGTCGAGCCGTGGGTGAATGTCGCCGCCGCGCCTCCGTTCGGCTTGTGGTAGGCCGTGATGGTGAAGTCGGCCAGCACCTTGCCGGTCGCCGCGACGCCGGCCGCCGTGAGGCGGCGGACGTACTTGGTCACGCTGCTTGCGGGCTGGGCCATGCGCTCGCCGTTCGCGGGTGGGTGGGACTACGGCAGCCCAGGCGGCGATGGTCGCCGCCGGGGCCCGTCGCATCAGCTCGGCCGGGTCAGATGACGCCGGTCAGGAACACGTCGCCGGTGGTCACGCCGGCACCCGAGCCGGCGTCGGCCGCGGCCACGCCGGCCTTGGTGTTGCTGGTGCTGTTCTTGGTGAAGCGGCTGTTGCCCGCGTCCCAGTAGACGATGTCGCCGGCGGTCCACGCCTGCGAGCCGACCTTGGTCGCGCTGCGGATCAGGCCGCGGAACATGAAGGTGCCGGTGGCGGTCGCGGCGATGACCTGCAGGGCCATCGCGACGATGCCGCCGATCTTCTTCACGTCGCCGAAGACCACGCCGCCGGTCGGGGCGGTGAGGGTGATCACGCCCTCGTCATTGCTCTTGGAAGCCGTCATGGAGTCGCCCTTTCAAGGAGGATTGGTGCCGACGAAACCCCCCCGGCACCACGCCGGGAGGGTTGCGCGTCAGCGCTCGGCTCAGATCAGGTCGTGCCCTGCTGGGCGCCCGGGAAGTACTTGGTGCCCGACACGGTGTCGGAGACCAGGTCGGCCTCGAACGGCAGCCAGAGCTTCCAGTTGAAGCCGGCGACGGCGCCGGCGTCGTACGGGGTGACCTGGATGTTCTCGAAGCCGCGGACCTTCGACACCACCAGCGCGGTGACCTCGTTCGGATCGGCGAGCAGGTAGTAGCTCGTCGTCGAGTTGCCGGTCAGCGCCGTCGCCTCGAGCCACGGGGTGGCGACCACGTCCATGGTCCGGGTCGCGACCTGCGCCTCGCCGGCCTGCAGCGCCGGGCCCGAGCCGCCGACGATCGCCTGCGCCTCGACCTCGCGGGTCGGTCCGACGACCAGGTACCGCGGGATGTTGCCGTACGGGTTGGTGTCCTTGCCCGCCTTGTTCATCAGCGCCGCGCGGACGATCGCGAGCTTGCCGCGCGCCGCCGCACCGAGGTCGGCGGTGGTGTAGACCAGCGAGCCACCCGAGGTGGTGTTGTTGGTCCAGGTCGAGGTGTTCTCGGCCGTGCTGGTGCCCATCAGCAGCTTTTGGAAGACGCGGCGGTCGATGGTCTTGTCGGCGATCGCGCCGGCCATCCGCAGGAGGCGGTCGAACTGCGCGGTGTCATCGCTGACCAGCGCCTGGATCGAGAGCGACAGGGTGCCTCCCCACATCAGGGCGGTGCTGTTGTAGACGCCCTCCGCCTTGTCGAGCTCGGGGAAGACCATCAGCTCGGCGGTCTTGATCAGGTTGCCGACCGACAGCGAACCGATCGAGAACTGCTTGAAGTCGGGGACGACCTGTTCCTGGACCAGCGGCCGATACCGTGCCGACTGGCTGCCGAACTCGAAGCCCTTGGCGACGATCTTGGTGATCGCGTTGAGGAAGACGAACGAGCCGAACTGGCCGACGCCGACGTTGGCGCCGGCGCGCTGCGAGCGCGTGCTCATCAGCTCCGGCCGGCCGAGGGCGTAGCCGGCGATGTCCTTGTTGGTCCAGCCGCGGGTGTCGACGCCCATCATGGCGCAGTACTCGCGGATGGCGTGCTGCAGGCCGCCGCCCAGCATCGGGTTGTTCACCTTGTGCTTGTCGAGCTCGGCCGAGCGGACACCGGCGCGATGGGCCAGGGCGCCGGTGAAGGCGTCGGTGGCCTTGTCGAGCTGGTCGTAGTCGACCGTGGCGGGCGCGCCGACCACCGGCGCGATGGGCTTGGCGGTAGCGTTGCGCACGGTCAGGGCCTTGAGCATCGCGTTCTTGGCCGCGGCGCGGGTCAGGCCGACGAACTCGTCGGGCTCGAGGCCGAGGGACTTGGCCTGCTTGGCGATGGCGCGCTGCTCGCGCATGGCCTCGGCGCGGGCCCGCTCGCTCGACGCGGCGGCGCGCTCGGTGTCGGCCTCGGCGTCGGCGCCGTCCTCGGCGTCCTCCTCGGCGGCGCCGTCCGCGGCGTCCTCCTCGTCGGCGTCGGCCGCGGCGGCGGCGCGCCCCTTGGCGGCGGCGTAGTCCGCCTCGAGCACGGCACGCTGCTCGGCGGTGATCGTGGTGGGGTTGAGGCCGCGGGCCGCGAGCCATTCGGAGAAGGTGGGCATGTTTTTTCCGGAGATGGGCGCGGTGGCCCGAGTGTGATGGTGACGGGTCATGGCTTCGCCGTGCGCGCTGCGGGAACGCAGCGACGCCTCGTCGTCGGCCGGGATCGGGGTGAGGCTCACCTCGAGGACGCGCCACTTCCGCACGGTCAGCGTGCGGGTGTCCTCGTCCCAGGTGGTGTCCTCGGGCAGGTAGTTGTAGCCGATCGAGATGCCGCGCAGGGCGCCGGCCTCGATCGCGGCCTCGACGGTGACGCCCGACGCCATCGTGGCGCCGGCCAGCAGGGTCGCGTCGGTCTCGAGGCCTTCGGGGGTGAGCCGCAGGTTCGCCAGGGTGCCGGCGATCTGGTTCGGATCGTGGTTGACCAGCAGCGCGCGCGCGGCCTTCCAGTCGACGGCTCCGGGCGCATGCACCAGGACCTCACGCGCCCAGCCCCAATCGACCGGGTCCGAGGTCGAGGCCAGGGCGGTCAGCTGGCGCGGCTTGCCGGCCTCGGCGTCGCGCCACCGCGGCTGGAACACGCCATGCCGGCGCAGGAGCGTCGTGGCGTGGTCGCGGCGGCCGGTGACCACGGCCGGCAGGGCGGGACGGGGGTCGCTCATGGGGCACCGCCGGCACTGGCGTCGCCGGGCGCGATCGGCTCGGCGTTCGGGTCGGCCGCCGGATCAGCCGCGGTCGGGGTGACCTTCTCCGGCTCGGGGGCGGCCGGGGCCTTGGTCGAGAGGTCGAAGGTCAGGCCGAGCCGTTCGGCTTCGGCCTTCTCGATCGCCTGCTGCTTCCAGACCTGCTTCCAGTCGCCGCCGCGCTTGCCGATCTGTTCCTCGTGGGTCGACAGCCCGGCGGCGATCGCGGTGATCGCGGCCTGGGCGTCCTTGAGCGGGTCGACGTAGGCCTGGCCGTCGGGCACCAGGCGGTAGTGGACGCGCTTCGGCAGCTCGACGTCGGCCTGGACGCACAGGTACGGCAGGACCTTGCGGTAGAGCGCGCCGATCGTGGCGTGGCCGAACCACTGCGCGACCGGCGACAGCACGCGGTCGGAGTCGAGGTTGTCGCCGCGCATCGAGGAGTAGCTGTTGCGCGAGTAGTCCTTGTCGAGCCAGCGCTGGCTGAGGCGGCTCGACGCGGCGATGTCGCCGCGCAGGGACTGGCGGAACGCGGCGATCTGCTGGGCCGGCCGGTTGTGGCTAAAGGCCTTGACGTCCTCGCCCGGGAAGGCGCGCATGATCCCGCCGACCGGCACGCGCTGCGCCGGATCCTCCGGCGTGCCCTGGACGGTGGTGTCGAGGGCGTCGTGGTAGTCGCTGGTGAAGATCAGGGACAGCCCGGCGCAGTTGATCGCCGAGCGCAGCTCGGCGTCGACGAGGTCGCCCTCCTGCCAGATGCGCTCGATCACCGGGGCCAGCCAGGGCTCGCCGCGGTTCTGCAGCGAGCGGCGGCGCTCGAAGCCGTGGATGATCTCGGCCGCGGCGACCTTCTCGGTCGAGTAGGCCACCCCGAACTCGGGGTTCGACAGGTGGTAGCGGACCGGGCGGCCCCAGCGATCCAGCTCGATGCCGGCGACCGCGGTGATCCCGTCGGCGTCGGTGATCAGCGGCGCGCGCGGCTCGACCGCCAGCCACTCGCCTTCCAGGGGCAGCACCACCAGCGGCACCAGGCCGCGCTCGGCGCGGTCGGCCATCACCGGGAGGCGCCAGAGGAACTCGCCGGTGATCACCACCTCGCGGAAGGCCTGGATCTGGAGGTCGTAGATCGACCGGGTGGCGGTGACGTCGCACTCGTGGAGGTAGTCGTTCCAGACCGCGCGCAGCCGGGCGTTGACCTGCTCGTCGCCGTGGTCGGGTTCGAGCGCGATGCCGGTGCCGACGACCTGGGCGACCAGGCCCTCGACCGCGGCGCGCGCGGTGGCGTTGTCGCGTTCGAGCTTCCGGCACAGCGCCCGCAGCTGGGGCAGCGACATCGAGGCGAGCTCGTTCGCCGACTCGCTGCGCAGGTAGTACCCGCGCGGGAGGATCTTCCGGCGCGGGTCGAGCGCCTGGTAGCCGCCCATCAGGCTGGACGTGGTGGTGGCAACCGCGTCGTAGACGCCGCGTGCCGCGCGCTTCCAGGCGCGCCACACCCCGCCCAGGATCGAGCGCCGGGCCATCA